ATTTCCATACTTATAGTGAGTATACTCACTATTTAAATGTTTCTATTGGTCAATTCTCTTAGAATCCATTGCCACAATCTCGTTCCATCTTTCCATATCGTCGTCGCTGTAGAAGTGTTGAAACTCTCTCTTCATTGGACAGGTCTCTGGGCTACTATAACATTCTTCCCTTCTTCCGTAGCCTAAACATCTTTCCTTATGACATAATATTTTACGTCTCATAATATGAAGGGGGGACGACCCCCCCAAGCAGGCATAAATACCCTAACCAGTGCGAGTCGCCTCGACCCAGATAATTATAATAAGTGATTAAAGTTTAAATAGCTTCGCCTAATTTATTTGCAGTGTATTCGAAAAATTGTCCTCTCATGTGAGTTGCTATGGAAATTGTATCTTGTACATCTCCACTTAATCTTGTTACTTTCCAAAACATAGCTTTATCTGTTGCACTTGGTAAGTCTATTCCTGTAAATTCTGCAACAATCAAACCATCACTGGTTGCCGACGCTGTTGAAACAATAGTTAAAGTTTCTTGTGCTACTGCTGTTACATCTTCATTAGGACTTGTCCATAAATATTCTAACTGCCATTTACAATTTCCCGGGCTTACTCCATTCGCATGCCAACCAACATTAAGAGTAGGAGCAACAGTGATATCCATATCAGAAGAAATTAAAAAAGTTCCTGAAACACTTTCTTGATTAGCCTCTGTTGCGTCTGCAAATTCCCAACACCCAGTCAATCCATCTTCAACGAATGTTGCAGGTTTTGCCCCCGGTGCTTTAATTCCATTAGCACCAATATATATTTTCTTTTTAACCCTCGCTGTCCCATGAAGTTCTATCTCTCCATCTGTTTTTATCTCTGTATAGTCTGTGGTTCCGCCGTCTCCTATCTGTGCATATCCATAAACCCTTACTCTTCCATTACTATAAACCCTAAATTTTGCATTGTTTCCTGAATCTGTTACTTGATAATAATATCCTCCGACAGCGTCCCCTAATCTAAAGGTGCCTCCTTGTGAACTTGTAAAATCTATTCTCCCTGTATTGCTTGCAAAGACTAATGCTCTTGACGCATATATCAAAGTATTTCCAGTCCCAGAAATATATTGTTGATAAAATTCTGTACTTCTATCGTCGTAGCCATAAAGAATAATTCCGTCAGCATCTCCACCCTGATATATTTTTAAAACTTTTCCTACTCCACTTCCATTCAAAATAGTATCTCCGAATGTTCCCTTTCCTGTCGTTGTTATATCACTACTTAAAAAATCCACTTCTCCCGGAGTTCTCCAATTAAAAGCTTCAGTTGACCCATCTATTTCTACTCCTGCCCTGTTCCCAAAGTCCATAGAAACATAATCAGTCCCGTCCCATGCAGAAAAACCAGTCCCAATAATTTTCATTCCACTATTATCCTTAATTTCATTAGAAATAATAATCGTTTCAAACGTTCCATCTCCCGTCGTTGTTATATATCCACTTCCTAAATCAATATCATCCCCAGTTGTTTTAGGGCTTAGGATAGTTCCGAATCTATTCCAAAAATCATTTGAATCGACGTATAATTTGTTAGCAATATCAATATCATCTATCGGAGCTCTTGTAATACTTCCTTCCTTAGTAGCCACAACCTTCCTTACTGCGTAGTCATCTAGAATACCCGCGGACTTATTAGGTAAGGGTTTACTCACCCTCTTTGGGTATGAGCGGATTAAAGGGTTCTTTGCCATAAGAATTAGAAGAAATAAGACTATAAAAAATTATGTTGCACGGACATATTTGAGAACTGCGTATGTACCGCCACCAGTAGGCACCAAGTCGTGATGGTCTGTAACTGCTGCGTCATTTCCTGCTGTCATGGCTGCAACCGCCAGAACTAATGTCGCGTAATTCCCTACGATAGTTACCGTTAAATCTCCTGCCACCATTATGTGCTAGTCACGTCCTCCCAACCGCCGGAACCTACTGTCCTTGCTGCTACACATACAGAAAGTTTATTCAAAGTAGTATCATAAACAAGTGTTCCAAGTTCACATACTAATAACTCTTTATTGGTTGTAGTCATGTTTGGAATAACAATACTAGTAGGATTTAGAATATCATTTGTCGGACTTGGCATTTTCTGCCTCCTTTGGCTTTTCTGTCTTCGCTGGCTTTACAGTTGCTAAATAGTCAATGGTCTCCTGATTATCTAAGAATCTTCCCCTCTCTGCGTTCTCCTTTCCTCGTGCTAGTCTTCCTTCTTTTGTCATAATTATTTCCTCGTGTTTGTTAATTTACATACTTCATTAGGTGCTTGTAACTGAAAACAACCTCTTTCCCATGCGCTTGCAAGAGTGGACTTACCGGGTGTTACAACGGTGCTCGTCTTTAATGCCAACTTCTCTTTCCATACCATACCTTGCTTTGCTACTAGAATGTAAGCTGTGTCTGCTGTTGTAACTTCACTAACAACAATATCTCCACCAACCAATCCAGCAACCACTCCATTCTGAATTGCTGAAACACTTGTAAATGTTGGATGATTTAGAACCTTAGTATTAGAGATAACATTTGTATAATCAGTTCCATTCAAAACAATCTTTCCATTACCCGCCAAGAAGTCAATCCCATCTGCCCTTAATGTCTGAATCCCGTCAAGAAAATCTTTTATTGGATTTCTGTTCTGCTCTGTTGCGGAGTCCCATTCGTTGCCTACTGCGATAGCTACCGTGTTTCCGAAGTCTGAGGCTACTCCACCATGAATTGCGACATCAATTTGGTAAATAATCTTTCTTCCAATTCTATAAATTTTTCTTGTTAACATAGGAATTGTAAGGTCTGCGATGGATTCCATAGACATCAATGCTTCTGCTGCGTACTTTTCAACCGTCGAAGAAAACTCTGTCTCTGTAACATCAACATAAGGAAACGGTGCTAGCGGGGAAACCCCTCTGATAGCAGAACCAGTTCCACCATCTACATCATCGTCATTTGTTTCTCTAAAGTATGTTTCAGTGTACGCACTAGACTTATCGATAGCACACATAGCTCTCCATTTTTCCTCAATCTTAACAACTGCCTTTACCCCAGAATCAATATTATCTCTCAACATTTCTTCTTCTGTTGCTACCATTAAATTTGTCCTGAACTTCCAAATTTAGTAAGTCTAACTCTACAAACTTCATCATTAGCTACTTCCTCTTCAACATATCCCATAAATGCTCCATTAAGAAAATCAGCCGCGTCTGCCGTTGCTGTTAGGTTTGCACCTGCCAAAGCTACTGCCGTTCCTATAGTCTGCGTTGCTGTTGTTGCCTTAATATCCCAAACACCATCCAAAGCAACTGTTATTCTTGTTTCGGTAGTAGTTGCAGAAGAAGCCCTATCCCAAACAATACCTGCGAAAGAATCATCTGCGGAATCCGAAGCAACAACGGTATGAGGGTCAGTGTTTAACTTTACTATTGTACCTAATGGAAGAACCGCGCCCGCTGCTATTGTGAAAATTGCAAATCTAGAAGGGGTCTCTATGCATTTTGCTTCGTTTGCCATAGAGTTAATCGGTTAACCGATTATTTAAAGGTTTCTATTTTGGCATTCATTGTAGAAATCATCAAAGTAAGTTCTTCTTTGTTATCGAGTGCCTTTTGTTCGTTGAATCTTGCTACGTCGAATAGCTTCTGTAGACCATCTCTTTTATCAGTCCACTTCTTTTTAGTCATTGGTTCACCAGTAATATAATCCTCTCCAATCTCTACATCAATAATCTCTTTTTTACTCATTTGCTTTCTTAATAGCATCCCCGAGTGCTGTATTTTCAAAGAACTTTTCTGCTTTGTTTTCCTTTGCTTTTTTTGGACTCACTTTTTCACTCACCACATTTCCCCCAGACGTTCCTGCCAACATCTTCTCTGCCTCTAATTTTTGGGATTCTGCTTTGAGTTCCCTACCCCGAATAAGCTCTTTTTCAAACTCATCATTAGACGTTTTAAGTTTTTCAAATTCAGAAATATCCTTTTTATCTTCCTCATTAACATTATTATCTTCCTTTCCTGCTGGGACACCCTTATTCTGTTCTCCATCTGTCATAGAATTACATGGGACAAGGCTTTATAAGGTTTTCTCTATTGCCTTTGTAAGTTTATTTACTGCTTCTGTTAAAGACTTCTGCCACTTATATCTCTCGACGATTAATGTAATTGTCCATAGTCCTAAGACCCCGTAGTTGAGAAGTGCTTGTTCTATCATTCTTCGTCTCCTAAATCCTCTTCCATAATAAATACTCTGTTTGGGTCAGGGTCTACTAATGCTCTCTTCATCTCTTCTTGTAAAAATTTGTTTGCACCCCCTGGAGCAAAGAATGATTCGAAACGTGCTAGTTGTGGAGTCCCGTCTTGTCCTGTGAAAAGGTTAAGGTCTGACATCGTATCGGTCTTTAGCTTTCCGTATTCCCTATGTATCTCTGTAAGTTGTTGGTTAAATAAGGCAATATTCTCAACGGCATGATTAGGATTTTGGTTTGTGTCTGACACAATGAGTCTTAGATTTTGTTCAAATCTCCTCTGTCTCACGGACTGTGCGGAAATCTGTCCCCCTCTCTGTGCCCTTAGGTTACCTATAAATCCGGAAAGAAACCCGCCTACTGCTCCTACCCCTACCCCTAATGCTATTCCTGGGATACCTGCTAGTGCTCCCGTTTTTCCTCCCAATAATGCACCTCCTAAAACTCCACCTGCTATCCCTGGTATTGTTCCAGTTAATCCTGTTAAACTTGCTTGTTTGAGGTCTGTTGGTGAACCTCCCGTACCAACGTCTCCTAATTGTCCTATCTGTCCAGAAAGTTTTTGTAGTGTTAACTGCCTGATGTTCTCTCTTGTTGATAGTGCTCCTCCTGTTGATAAATTTGCTTGTTCTTTCTGTGCTATACCCTGAATCTCTTGTGGAGACATCTTAAAAAATTGTCCGTTTCTGTATATTCCTATTGGTTCTCCTGTCTCTTGGTCTCTTATGACTTGATTTCCTACCGAGTCCTGAATACCTGGGAATAATTCCGCATTGGATTTGTCGATATCTTCTGGTGATTCTGTTTGTTCTTGGACTGTCACGGGGGTTTTACCTAGAGATGATTGTAGTTGTGATTCCTCTCTTCTCTTTTCTAAATCTCCTATTATATTTTCTATTGGTGAGTCCTGTCCGCTTAATATCCCTATTACATTCTTGGACAAGTCGGTAAGTCTCTGTCCTGACGCTATATTTCTCGATTTTATTTCTGCGGACTGTTGTCTTTTTTCTTCTTCTATTCTACGCTGTTTATCTTCTTGTGATATGCAAGTTTGTGATGCTTCGTCCCAAAACCCACCTGATACCTGACATTTTTGTTTCGGGGTTGCTTCTGCTGGTAGTGTTACCATTATCTATTAACGCTAGGCGTTACCTCCGCTGGTTGTATGGCTGTCTGCCCTGTGTTTGCATCTTGGTTCTCTTGTACTTGAGGAGCTAATGTTGGTGGTCTTGTAAATTTAAGCTTCCGTCCCATCTGATTCCAAATAGAATTTTCTTCTTTTAATGCTTCTGCACCACTATTTATCTCTAATAGGATGTGCCCATTAATTCCGCCTACCTCACTTGTACCGTCTGCACTTATCTGACTTTTAGAAACCCCAAGTGTTGCGTATGTGTGACTTTCCCTACTTGCAATCCAATTCTGCCTATCCTCGCTACTCCTACTTGGGTATGGCTCTATCTTTGCGGTGTCCTCCGGTAGTCCTACCATTTCACCATTCTTTACAGCCTTCCCTATTGCTGCGTTTGCATACTCTATTTTACCCGTGTTATTTGTTTTGTAATATACAATTCCCAAGGCCTTATCCCTATGTTTTATAATTCTCTCGTCTGCTTCTGCCTCTTGTCTTGCGTCTATGGTTTTTCTTATTGCGTCTAGTTGAGAAGTGCCATGTGTCTGGTCGCCTATTCTTTTATTACTTGTGTGATACATGTGGGTAGTTTTTACCTTTTTCCAATCCTTTCCGTTATAAACTTCATATCTTAATATCCTTCCATCCTTAGATATAGTCCTTACCCTCTCGGGTGATATAGGAATTAGATTTAAGATTAAGTCTTTCTCTTTGATAATCTCCATAAAGGCGTCACCGACAACCAATTTTATAACTTCGTGATTCCATATAATATCTCCAAACGTATCATTTCCCCTTCCTGAAAAATGTTCAAATTCAACTTGTGTTGCGATGTCTCCATATTTTACCCCTAGTCCGAATGCCCATGTTGCTAATCCATTCACTGCGGAGAATACAATCGGGTCGTTAGCATAGTAACCCATATCTTTAACCGCGTTTTCGTTATATGTTATTTTTTCTCCGTTGCCATTGTCAGTATCTAATGCCTTCGCCTCCATAATAAAATCTGGGACTTGGTTAGTAAAGTCCGTCGTCGTTGTTTTGTTTAAATCAAATTGTGCCATTATACTTCTAATTTGAAAGGAATTTTAATTTGTAATATTGTGCTTATATCGTCTATCACCGTTGAGCTATTCTCGGGGTCATGTAATACAGATATTGTTGCAGTCCCCCCCGCGGGGGAACTAGTCTCCCAGACTTCTATTGTTAATCTTAAAATGTCTCCTGCTACAAAATATGTATTATTTATTTCTAGTGGCATTGTTTCTCTAAACCTGTGTGTAACAGAAGCAACACCTGCCTGAAAAGAAGCACATCGGACACTATCTAAATCTGTTTCTGTACTTCCGTCATATTTCCTTAATTTGCATACTATATAAATCGTCGTGTTGTTAGGAAGGCTAGAATAGACTTGGAGTGGTACAGATACCATTGCATTTCCACCTATCGTTTTCCCAGTATTAAAAAAAACATCAAAATCTATATCTATTATTTTTACGTATGTTCCTGAGGCTGCTTTCCCTGCAGAAGTTAATTTTGGGGACGAGAAAAACGCATTTTTTGAAAGTGAATAAGATGTTTCTATATTTGTCTTCGAAGCCGATGCATCAAAAATTATTATTCCTGTCCCTTCTTCTATGTCTATGTAATCATAAGATGCTATTGCCTGTGGGGCTGTTTTGAATTTGCTTGGATTGTATACCATTATTATAAGTTAAGGTCTGCTATTATGTCTGCTTTGTTTTTTTCTAGGTCGCTAAGGAAACCTGTCCAGATAGAGTCGCATACTGCTAATTTAGATTGTGTTGTTCCTAACTGCCATGCGTTTTGATTTTGATTGATTGCGTAAAATGCTGCCCTATGTGACGCAACTAATGCTAACCATTGTTTATTCGCTGATGTTATTGTTGCTATGTTTGCGACGAGTCCAATATTATCTCCAAAGGCTTTTTCCATATCTGCTTCTGCCATAAGTATCCAGATATTTGTGTTTGCTTCTAAGACTTGTGTAGCTGTTGCGTTCTGTCCGATTGCTAAAAGGACTTGTGCCGTCGTGGCTAATTTACCTAAATCTACCACGTGAAAACCTCGCACTTTTAATTTCCATAGTTAATTCCCTGATTATTTCTATTAATGCTACGTCTTTATCTTCTAAATCATATTCTGTTTTATTAATTATCACTTTTTTCATATCTTTATGTTGTATACCATTAAATTTAAACCTTTCTCTTTTAAGAGCCACGCGGCTCTAACTAACCCTTCGGTGATATGTGAATAATTGCCGTCTATTTTCTCTATTCCACCATCTAGTTTTGTTGATATAATGCTTCTTAGTGATAATCTTATCTCTGCGGAGTCGAATAATTGTAGTTGTCCTAATTCTCCCATCTCTAACATATTCATATACATGGCTTCCTTCATGTTTCTACTTGTCATTTTACCGTCGCCGTCTACCTCTCTTCTTGAATTCTTTAGATCTACAACCTTTCTTTTTAGGTCGTCGTCTGACATAGAGGAAGACACTACACCACTCCCTAGTCCGTCCCCGTCTATCCCAAACTTGGAGTCGTACGTTCTGTTTAGGTGCCTAATATTAATCATCATCTCGGTAAACCACATCTCTGATGACTTCTCTACTACTTGGTGATGGAATTGTTTTATTGTGTCATTAAGTCTCACTAATCCCTCGTAGGTGCTTTCATCTTCTCCCGTTCCAGCAACATCTATACCTATTGCCTCGTTGTCTGGGTCTTTTGGGTCTTTGTTTTCTATTGGCAATGTGCAAACCTTCTCTATCCATTTGTCACCAAAAATTCTATACGCGTTATCAACAAACTCACCTAAATACATCTGTGAGTACTTTGTCTTTGTTAATTTCTTTCTTTGTCTTTCTAGGAACTCTTCATCTCTTCTTGGACAGTCTTCAGAGGACTGATGGAATGATGTAAAGTTCTCATCTTTGAAACATTCGGCATAATATCCTTCTGACATAAAAGGGGTTGATAATAACCAAATCTCACCTCTCGTGATGGCTAATGCGGGAATTACCGAATTCCACACCTCTTCTTTTATCCAAGCAGCTTCATCTGCTATTAATAGGTCTATTGTGTAACCCATAATACCAAATCCCGTGTCTCCGGCAGCGTAACAATAGATTTGCGTCTTATTCTTGAGATTTATGACGTGTTTTGTTGGTTTGGGCTTGTCTATGTACTTTTTGCCGTCTTTTTTCTCTTGGTCGACTATATTCCTTAAAATTTTGGTAAATAAGAGGTTTGCTTGTTTTTCTGTGAATGCGATGACCATAACCACCTTCTTTCTGTTTGCTAATGCGTATTGTGACGCCTTCTTTCCTACAATGAAGGATTTTCCTACTTGTCTGCCTGACCTAAGTACCATATTGCCCTTAGTATTCATTACTTCCTTCTGCCAATCATCAAGTTGTATCATTGCACTTCTCCTTCAAATATTCCAAAATTTTCGGGCGGTGGTGATCTAACCACACAAAGAAGGCTAATGGATTGTTATGAGCAGAAATCTCCCTAGAGAAAATGTGGTGTGACGCACATAAAGTAATGCCATTAGAAATATCGTATTTGGTGTCTTTTAATTCCCTAGGGAGAATGTGATGGGCGTTAGGTTTGTGTGTATCTCCACATATTACACACGCGAACCCGTCTCTCTCTTTGACTTTCAGAGCCCACTCTCTATCTTCTTTAGTGTACTTAATCTTTCCCTTTGGCATGAGTTCCATAGGAAATGGAAGTATATAAATTCTCCATAGGAAGCGACAATCTCCATGTGCTCCATAGGAAATGGAGTGGAAGCTACCTACGTTTCCTGTAG